AACTGGATGTTCTGGTTCGCGGAGAACCCCAGAGTGGAACAGTGGGCGGTGTTTACCTCAACAATGGTAATCGTAGTTTTACTCTCAACCAATCAATTGTTGGCGGTGCTACATGTAGCATCAATCACGAGACCAATGGCAACATCAGTATTGTTACTGGAAATGGCAATACCATAAGCACATATGACAATAACCTAAATTTAGTTGCATCAGTCGCAATTGCAAGTCAAGATCCTGCTACCACAAATGACTTGATTGATAGCGTATCATTGGATGTCAATAACGACGGGCACAAAGATTTTGTATTGGTGTTTGACAACACCAGTGACAACACCAAAGGGCGTAAAGAAGTATGGCTCAATGACGGGTCGGGGCATTACGCCTATTCTTACACCATTGATTCAGCCAACTACAACTATTATCATTACAATGTACTGAGTTACAACAACATGACTTTGGTTTATTTTAGCGGGGCAAACTTACAAGCAACACTATATCAGCTGGCTGGGGGACAGTTTACTCCTTATAAACAAAGTGACTTTACTGCAATGGCAACACAAGTTGGGTATACTCCTGGATTCAATTGGAGTGTTGATGTTGGCGAGGTCTATCAAAACACCGGCACAGGTAAACTTTATATGTTACAATTAATCAATGGTGCTTTGTATACCGAGGAAATGCAATGATAGCATTACCCCCAGGATGTAAAGTAAGCCACAGTATTTGGATCGACGTAGATACCTTGACTGATGAAATGTGCGAATGGTTTGACATGATTGGCGGCTCTGTGACCGAAAAGACTGAAGCCTTTAGTGGTAGATCTTATAACTTAAAGGTCATAAAACAAGTGCGATACGGACGAGCCAAACCCAGTTACTATAGACAAGACGGTACTGGTTATGTTAAAATAAACTTTAACGGCGATGATGCAAGTACTGCAAGTGTATTCATACTTAAATTTATGGATAACATCAAAGCCCACAACATGAAACAAGAATTTGAGTTAGTTAAATAATTTATAGCGGTCTCTGGCGTTCATCCCGCTTTACAAATTCTGCCGCCTATGCTATAATTAACATAGGAGAAACAGCATGACAACTTATCGATTTACTAGTACAAAAGAATATCACGATGCATTTCCATGTGCATATAGACAATGGCGAGCCGACAGTCATTGTAATCTAATACATGGTTATTCATTTAGTATGAAGTTTTACTTTGGCACAAACAATTTGGATGTGCGTAACTGGGCCGCTGACTACGGTGGCTTAAAAGAACTTAAACGGACTTTGGAAGATCAATTTGATCATACTTTGTTAGTAGCACAGGATGATCCTGAACTTGAAACATATAAATTGTTGGAAAGTAAAAAGATGGCTAAACTGACTATCCTGCCACGTTTAGGATGTGAAGGATTAGCAGACATGCTTTATAAGTATGTTAATGGTGTTTATATTCCCGATATGTGGGGACCGGGTGAAGCTGAACGTTTATGGTGCTTTAGAGTTGAAGTACGTGAAACACAAAGCAATATGGCTTATAGAGAAGGTCATAGAGAAGATGGAGAGGACTTGTTTGCATAATGGACACTATTACAATGTATCTAGCCATTGTGTTCTTTTGTCAAGGAACACAATGTGGAGTGATGTCAGTTGAAACGCCTTATTCAGATCGAGCTGAATGTATGTCGGATGTAGCCAAGGCCGAAGAAAAGTTTCAACAAGATCCCAAGGTAACTATTGTTGAGGGAAGGTGTGCAAGTTTTAAAAATGGATTGAAATCATGAATGATAATAGAGAGGATTTATTCGCATGACACTAGTAGCAAAAATGAAAAATCATATCGAAAAGCGTGCCAAGGCAGAAATTACAACAGTTACCTTTGACAACGACCGAATCTTTGAGACCCTAGGCATATTGCAAGAAGAATGTGCTGAAGTTATTCAAAATGTCAGCAAGTGCAGACGCTTTGGTTTAGAAAGTGTATACATGAATGGTACTGGTACCCAGCGAGAAAATCTTGAAAAAGAAGTTGGTGACGTATTAGCCATGGTAGATATACTCATGGATCAAGGTGTGTTAAACGGTGCCGCATTAGATAAGGCTATAGAAAATAAAAAACAAAAACTTCGTAAGTGGAGTACAATATATGAGTAAATTAAAAGTAGCAGAGTTATTTTATAGCGTACAAGGCGAAGGGCGTTACATGGGTGTACCCAGTGTATTCTTGCGTGTGTTTGGATGTAATTTTAAATGTGCCGGTTTTGGCATGCCTAGAGGAGAGAAAAGTGAAGAAGTTGAAGATATTGCTCAAGTGGTCCACCTATACAACGATTATAAAGAATTGCCTTTGGTATCCACTGGATGTGACAGTTATGCTAGTTGGGATCCTAGGTTTAAGCATCTTAGTCCCATGCTTGATACTGACACAATTGCCAATCAGATTATGGACATACTACCTCACAAGGGGTGGCAAGACGAGCATCTCGTAATCACAGGTGGTGAACCACTGCTAGGATGGCAAAGGCAATATCCCGACTTGTTGAATCATCCTGATATGCAGGATCTTAAGGAAATTACCTTTGAAACCAATGGTACACAAAAACTTTCTGATGACTTTAAGAAGTATTTGTTTAAATGGCAAAAACAAAATCGAAATAGAGAGATAACGTTTAGCGTGAGTGCAAAACTACCTACAAGTGGTGAGAGTTGGGAAGAAGCAATACAACCTCGAATTGTTTGTGAATACGAGTGGTTTGGTACTGCTTATTTGAAATTTGTTGTAGCTACAGAACAAGACGTCGCAGATGCAGAACGTGCAGTTAAAGAATATCGTGCGGCCGGCTTTGTAGGGCACGTATACTTAATGCCTGTAGGTGGTGTTGAAAGTGTTTATAATTTAAATGCACGTAATGTAGCACTAGCAGCCTTGCAACGGGGTTGGCGGTATAGTGATCGACTACAAGTACCACTATTTAAGAATGAGTGGGGCACTTAATTGCCAATGGATATACTCAGAGATCTAGATCATTTTTATTATCGGGCACAGTGGAAATCAAAGTTTGCACTGTGGCCCAGACGTTGTGTACGATCAGGTCGCCATATATGGTTTGAACGAGCATACCAAGGCACTGCTACGTATACTGGTCCTGGTGAACCAGTATACGAATATCATTGGCACCACAGTGAAGAACATTTATTATGGCTACTTACCAAATAAAGACATTTATTGCTTCATTATTTCTTGTACTTGTACTAGGTGCATTCTTGGCAGGTATGGTTACTCCCAAGCATACTGCCAAATGGAATGAGGGAATGGAAATGCAACAAATGGTTTGGTTAATGCCAGTATTCTTTATTTGGTCCGGACTAAAAACCAATTGGACCATGGACTTTGGCGCAATACTGCTAGGCGCACTTGTCATGTACGTTATTGCAGTTACCACTAAATTTATAGGAGTTTGGCTAGCATATCAAGGGCAAGGACTACGTATAATTTGTTTTAAAACCGCAATGTTACAAAACAAAGGTTTAATGGAAATCTTTTTGGTAACAATGTTGTTGACTGCTAACATTATTAGTGTTAACATGTTTGCAGCGGTAGTTATTATGAGTTTAATCAGTACTGTTAGTGCTGTACCACTTGCTAGATTATTTTATGATCCCACAGTAGATAATATTTAAGGAAAGATTATGGCGACAAGAAAACCCCGAGCAGCAACAGAAGCTACAAAGCCTGCAACTAAAAAAGCGCCGGCTAAAAAGACTGCTAAAAAGATTGACTTTACCGGCATGACTCCACGTCAAATTGCCGATGCAAAAGGCGAGCCCTGGGTCAATGTAGTACAAGTAGAACTAGATCCAGACAATATTGGAAATGGTTCATTTGAACTAGAATGGAATGATAAGTTTATTGCTAACTTGGCACGTGCCGGATACAAAGGCAAAACAGACAGTGATATGGTAGATCAGTGGTTTGGTGAAATTTGTAAAAATGTCATTGCCGAGAACTATGAACAATGGGAAGCCAATCAACCTTATGATAATCGTCCCCGAGTAATTGATCGCAAAGATCTAGGTGATGGGCGTACCGAGGTAAGTTAAATGGAAGGGTTAAAACCACCAAAGATTCTAAAGTTTTATCAGCTGATGAAAATGTCTACCAAAAGTGGCTTGTACTTTTCCACTGTTGGAGGCTCTTCATCATTAACCGGCCCCGGTATGTACCACACACTACAAGAAGCTGAGCATCAGCGCACATTGGAAATACTCAGAGACATAGATGGTGACGCAAACTCGTATCACGTATTTGAACTAGAATTTCCCAATCCAGCATATAAAGAATGATTGTTTATGTCAATGGTGATAGTCATAGTGCCGGAGCAGAGATAGCGAATCCACATTGCTTTGCCCAAGACGATCCACTATATTGGGCATTAGGACGTCAACCGCATCCCGACAATTTAAAACTAAGTTACGGATGCTTAATTGCAAACGAACTAGGTTCTATACTAACTTGCGATGCCGAAAGTGCAGCCAGTAATGATCGCATAATGCGTACAACTTGGCCACATATAGAAAGTGTACAAGGCGGTTTTGTTCAAGAAAAACCCAATCTTGTTATTATTGGGTGGAGCACTTGGGAGCGAGAAGAATGGCTACACAATAACACCTACTACCAAGTCACTGCTAGTGGTACAGATACAGTACCTCGTGAATTACAACAACGTTATCGAGAATGGGTCGTAGATCAAACACACGTGACTAGAGAACGTAAACTACTTGGCTGGCATGACCAAATTTGGCGTTTGCACCAAGCATTAGAAAACAAAAATATTCCGCATATATTCTTTAACACTTACAGTGACTTTGCAAATATTCGCAGTCGTCAAATAACAACAGATACAACAAAAGTTGTTCCCAATGAGTATGATTGGGGATTAAACTATGTGGGTCCGTATGATAGTAACCTGACCTATTACAATTGGTGCATACAAAAAGGATTTAAAACGGTAAATCCTAATTCTTATCATTTTGGTGCGGATGCACATCAAGCATGGGCAGAGTTTTTGATGCAATATTATGTCCAAATACTCTTGACAAAGAAGTCATAATATGCTATTATTATGCTATGAAATACTTAATTGTTGATACTGCTAACACATTCTTTCGTGCACGTCACTCAGCCGCTCGCCAAGCAGATACTTGGGACAGATTAGGCTTTGCTGCTCACGTTACACTTAACTCTATTGCCAAAGCCTACCGAGAGCAAAAAGCAGATCATGTTGTGATCTGTTTAGAAGGACGTAGCTGGCGCAAGGACTTTTATGCCCCGTACAAAGCAAATCGTGCAGTCGCAAGAGCCGCGCTCACCGAAAAAGAAGCTGAAGAAGACAGACTATTTTGGGAAACTTTTGATGAGCTCAAAACATTTTTCTCGGAAAAGTCAAATTGTACTGTTCTCCGGCACGAAGCACTGGAAGCAGATGACTTGGTGGCAGGATGGATACAAGCACACCCACAGGATTCACATGTAATTGTATCAAGTGACACAGACTTTTATCAGTTACTTGCTACCAATGTTGTACAGTACAATGGTATCAGTGATGAGCTTCATACACTAAATGGCATATTGGATAAAAAAGGCAAATTGGTTATTGACAAGAAAACTAAAGAGCCTAAGAAAATTCCCGACCCTAAGTGGATCTTGTTTGAAAAATGTATGCGTGGCGATGCTACAGACAATGTGTTTAGTGCTTATCCAGGTGTTCGCACCAAAGGCACTAAAAACCGAGTGGGCCTACAAGAAGCATTTGAAGATAGAAATAGTAAAGGATTTGCTTGGAACAATCTCATGTTACAACGTTGGACTGACCATAATGGCGTCGAACACAAGGTGCTAGACGACTATCATCGCAATGTGACTATTGTGGACTTGACTGCTCAGCCCGATGATGTTAAAATGAACATAGCAAAAACTATTGCAGAAAATGCTGTGCCAAAAGATATTCCGCAAATTGGTACCAAGTTTTTGAAGTTTTGTGGCAAGTATGATTTGAAACGCATCAGCGACAACATACAGGGTTATGTAGACTTTTTATCAGCAAATTATCCGGAGAAGACATGATTACATTAAAACAATGGTTAGAACTAGCCAATTACAAAATCACAGATGGTGAACATTATTTGTGGGACTGCTACGGCAAGGATACATGTATGTTATCCAGCTGGAATGGCATACATGACCGAGGTGGCTATAGCACCGACATTGTATTTGATACAAAGACGCAAATAGTATATGAAGTTGCAGCACATGACTTTACCAACGATCGTGCATATCGAATGATTAATCCTAAGTACGCAAAGGCACATGACAACGAAGCCAGCGCACGTGGGGTTGACATGAACACGGCATGGGATGGTGTTGAGTATACTGAACTAGATGTTGAAGAGGACTTCTTAGAAAAGGCCACTGCTATTGTTAATGGTCAAGATTACGACACACGAGTTATGATTCAGTTAGAACTTGACAGTGAGTTAGAGATAGAAATTTATCGTCGTGCACATCAACTAGATATGACTGTGAACGATTATATACAAATGGCTCTGGTGGAATTAATCAAGTCTAAAGCCCCGGAAATATTGGAGACCGTGGATGCTTAGTGGGTTAACAGGAAGTCAATACATTAATACATCAGGCGGTGAAGTCACTGGCGGACCATACTTCAATGCCGATACTCCGGTGCCTGCCCCGGCCCGAGGTGCTATGAGATTTAATAACGCCCGCATTGAGGTCTGGGATGGAAATTATTGGACTCAAATGCATGGGCTATATGGCTCGGTAAGCCTAACCCCTGACGCTGTTGAAGCAATCAATTGGGTACGTGCAAAGATCGAAATGGAACGGCAACTTGAACAACTGGCCAAGGAAAGCCCGGCCGTTGCCGACGCTATGGCCACTGTTGCCCAAAGCCTAGAACGATTGCAAGTTGTTGTGGCATTAGCAAACAAGGAAAAATATGATTAAATGGTTATGTAATAAAATAGTACGATGGGGTTCAGAGTACGGCAGACATGATGAAGAAGTGTATGCCACTGCCGGACTTGCTAGTGGTAACCCTACTAGACGCAAAGGCCATCGTGCAGGGGTACTTGCAGGTCCTGACAATCACGACATTCCGAGAACATTTAGATTTGATGTCAGTGTAGGCCGTGGTGGTGTTGTGTTAATTACAAGACGCTATGATCCCAAAAAGGACGAGACTATTGAGATCTTAAATGTCATACACGATGACCAAGACATTTCTGCTCAGGTTGGACAAATTGTAGCAATGGAAATGATCAAGTCATGAAGGAACTTGCGGATCGTAAACATCGGTATGATAAAGCATACAATGTATTATTTCCAAAGCCCCGCAGTTGGAGATTGAGATTTTTTCATTGGCTCACTCAAGGTAGAATAATATTAGAGGAAGAAAACAAAGTGGCAACAAACGCATATCAATCAGCATACGGTCAACTGCAAACTGTAACATTGGCAAATCCCAGCAGTAGTATGAATCTACCGGGCATCTCATTTAAAATAACCAGCGCCAATGGTGGTACTATTATTTCAGTAAATGAGAGTGCACCGCAATATACTATATCCGGAGGTGGCTCAGAAGAACTTTATATTATACCCGATGGCGTGGAAGATTTTGATCGTGAACTGGGCAAAATAATCACAATGTATAGGATGAAACAAAAATAATGGAAACAATTGCTAAACCAGTAATTAAAAACAAATTTTGGATTGTTGAACAATCAGGACACAAAATTGCCACTATACAAGCAGTGGACGAAAACGGTGGCTTTGTATATGTACACGATGATCAACGCGAGCATTTTCCCAGTATCAAGTTGATTAGTAAAAAATACAATATTGAATTTGTCAAAGCCGAGAAGCCACAAAAAATTATTGATAACGATGTTTATGGATTTCCTGTTAGTGGTAGTGCACACAATCAAGTACTTGATGTACAAAGATACTTGCCTATCTATACCAAAGGTGCCAAAAGTAAAAGTTTCTTTTGTGCAGGTCACTACTTGATTAAGTTTGGTCAAAATTGGACTAGACAATTTTGTCCCAAGTTGATTACACTTAATCGTTATGAATACCAAGGTCCTTTTAAAACACAAGAACGTGCAGAAGATGCATTGCGAGAAATAAATGGATAATTCATTACCACTTGCGCTAAGAATGTTTAATGATCGAGTACGTGCTATGACTCAAAGTAATAGCAAACTGCTTACATTAAATGCCGACGAAGCACGTAATCTTCATGCAGAAATTTACAGTTTGCTTACAATAACCGCCGAACAAGCAAAACATACACCCGTAAATGAAAATATTTTCCAAATAAACATGGATGGTGGTGGTTTTAAGTAAAAGTACGCATATTACGGTGATAAATAAACTGTATATCAAGGAACTAGGATGTCAAGACCAAAACCAACAGTATTGTTGGATCACGTAAACAAAACAACTTATAAAAGCGACCAAGTATTAGCCAGTGAAGGTATTTGGGCAGTCTTCTACGACAACCAACCTATCAATTTAAAAACTCACAATATACTGGTTAGTTATCCTGGTCCCAAGTACAAGAAAGTAAGTTTTTCAAATAGCGGCCACGCTATTAATCTTTGCAAGAAACTCAATACCTTATACAAAACCGACAAGTTCACAGTCGTGTTATTAAAACAAGGTGACACAATCTACAAACAATAGACAATCGTGGATTGACCTGTTTACCGCAGGTGTCACTGTTGGTCCTCCACGCTGGTGGCACAATCCTATCAATCCCAAAAGTCTAAGACTAACACGCGAAGCCTATACTTGGATCAACAAGCATACCAAGATTAAAACACATAAGGTGAAATTACAACGAGGTCTCGGAGGTCGACAATTCTTACAACTAGAACGATTGTTAACTGCTCCTTATCTAGTAGACACCTACAAATGTATAGCGGTAATTGACGAAACCACTTTGATCATGTTGCAATTACATGCCGGCGATCTCAATACTTATTTGCAAAATCTAGAGGATAATCAATAGTGTTGTTTTTATACAACACGGGATTTGACAAGAATAACAATTGGTGCTATAATTGAGTTATTGTTTAATTTTAAGGTACAACAATGGTAGACCCAGTAATTAAAAAAGTCTTGAAGTTTTATAATATCAAGGCCGATGTTTTAGAACAAGAGTTTCATTTATATAAGCAAATTCCCAAAGAGCATAGCGGAATTTATGTTATACAACAAGGCAAGCAAGTGATTTATGTAGGCAAAGGTCAAATTAAATCAAGACAAGGCAAACATTGGGACAAAGCCTTTGGCAGGAAAGGGGCCAAAGACACCAAGGGTTGGCGTTGGCTACGAGAAAATGTTGATATCAATCCAGTAAAATGGAAAGTTAGCTACATTATACTTCATGAACAATGTGATTTAAGCGCAGTAGAAGGTGGTCTAATAAAACTGCTACAACCTCTTGCTAACGATGAAACTTTTAAAGACAACAAACGTATTCTAAAGGAAGCCAAATGAAACTCCGTCCACAAAATTATGCACAAGAAAAAAATGAAAGATACAACCAAAAAGAAAGCCATTGGGTGTCTTTAGGCGATAGAGTTGATAATATTATCGATGTTTTGCCTAGCGATGAGCAAATGATTAAACAAACAAAACGCAATCAGGTGGCATTACTAAATAATGCCATGGTGATATGGGACGGATTATATCCCAAATTACAATGGAAAGATATCAGATTAGTCAGAGCTGAAAAATGTAAACTCAGTGACATTGTAATTGATGACACCATGAATCGTCCCTTGGTATGGAGACATGTGTTAAAAATTATTAAGAACTTTGAAGAAACTAAAGTAATGGCAATCAATGTATATGAAGATGAAAATTTACCGGGAAAATATGTTGCATGGGACGGGCAGCATACTGCGGTGGTATTATATTTGCTCGGTGTAAGACATCTCAAGCAATTAGCCGAAGATATAATTGTGCCTATTGCAATTTATCACACCAACAACAAAGCCAAAATTCGTGAGAACTTTATTGTACTTAATAGTGAAGAAGGCAAAGAGCCATTAAGCCCATTGGCATATTTTAGTAATAAAATCTTTGGTGTACGAATTGACGGCAGTCTGAATACAAATTGGGTTGAGGCAAACGAAAAGCAATTGGCCCTCACTGATGCTGGCATCTTCTTAACTGAAACTGATTTTGAATCTTCATATAACGGTGCCTGCACCCAAGTCAAGCTCATTGATTCTACCAGTCTTGACTTGGTTAAACATTTTTGTACCTATTGGAAATTTAGGCAGTCTTGGCCTGATCAAGACACCGGCGGAAATAGTGTTAAACATGTTTATGTGGCTGGTAAGGAGATACATTTGGTGTTGCAACTGTTAAAATTAACCAAGGATCAAGGTATCACAATCGACGATGATTATCTCGAAAATATGGTAGAAATCATGTATAGCACATTTAAGTGCAATTGGAACGCCGAAAGACATATCAATCCTTTATTCCAAAAAATCGACATTGCGTATCGCAATTGGTTTAAAAAGAAATATCACCCCAATTACGACTACCCTAGCAACAAAGAACAACGTGACAAATTAGGTGTACCGGATCGCCTAGGAATGGCCAATGGATCCAGCAACACTGGAAAACAAGATCCTTACTTTATTGCGTTTATCATTGCACAATTGTCTAAGAGCGGATTCAAATATAAATTGCCCAAAGTTGATCCTACAGACATAGATGGATTTAAACCTGCAATAGGGGATTTATACTAATGAGCTATTTAGATGTAATACGTACCAAGTACGATATCAAGGACTATAAGGAGGCTAGAGTAGAAATACCCCAGCTACCTGCAGAGGGTATTGTGCTAATTGTGGGCACTAGTGGTAGTGGCAAGAGCACGATACTAAGAAGTCTAGGCGAATTAAAACAACCCTATATGGATGATGAAGCCTACGTAATCGACAACTTTAGTAGCCCCGAGCGTGGTGAGGAACTGTTGTTAAGTTGTGGATTAAGAACTATCCCTGCTTGGTTTAGGCCTCCTGTCACACTGAGCAATGGTGAACGGCATAGATTTGAAATGGCTGTGAGTTTGGATCAAGGTATTAACACCATTGATGAATTTACAAGTGTGGTGGATCGTGACACTGCCAAAAGTCTTGCATATAGTGTTCGCAAGTATTATGATAAGCAGGCAGATAATAAACCCTTGTATATTGCCAGTTGCCACAGAGACATAGTAGAATGGTTAGATCCCGACTACGTATATGACACGGATTTACGTGTCTTAGAAAACCGGAGGTCACTTCATCGACTGGGGCGACCCTCCATTACTCTCACCATCCGCAGCGCAAGTAGCACGTATTGGCGACTGTTTGGTAAGTATCACTATCTAGACACTGCCTTAGCCAAAGGTGCACATTGTTATGTAGGCCTTATTGACAACAAGCCTGTGGTGTTTGGTGCAGTTATACACAGTACCAGTGGTACACTACATAGTTATTGGCGTGGTCATAGAACCGTTGTATTACCCGAGTTTCAAGGGTTGGGCATTGGAAGTGCTTTCAGTGATGCAGTAGCAGAAATATATCACAGTCGGGGATTGTTGTATTATAGCAAGACTGCACATCCGGCGTTTGGTGAGCATAGGAATCGTAGTCCGTTATGGCAAGCCACCAGTACCAACGGTAAAAGTCGTGCTGGCAGTTATTTGAACAAGGATGGATCTAAACGTGCCATGCCCGGCTATGGTGGTACTACTGTAGAACGTGATGCGGCTCGTGTGTGCTATTCACACCGGTACATTGGGCGCGGTTAATTACTATAATATATCCCTATCGCATAGTGTCAGCAGGATTCTGCCATTTGACTTTTAACTTGTCAGCCAGTCCTAGTATATCTAAATGATTCTTTGTTAGATAAGAAGTTATTTTTACTGCTAAGTTATAATCATTTGAGTTTGGTTTCTTGGCATTAAACAAATCGTTCGCTAACTGTTTAGAATGATCACCATAGTATCTTAGATTGTATGCCAACTTGTCTGCGGTCTTGCTCAGTGGTTGGCCAGGTTGTTTAGCAATCAATTCGATCCAATCCAATAGACTGTTTCTACCGTATCCGTTCACACCTCTTAGTGGTCGTGATGCGTATCCTGGTTTGGTTTGTCCACGTAATAAATCACCGCTTTGTTTTACGCTGATAGCCTTGCGAGTATTTTGCAATCTCCATGCAGATTCATCGGTGTAAAGATATACAGGAATACCTTGTGTTTTGGCCTGTATTAATATATTACGAGTTATAGGACTGCGGCTTTCTTCTTGTTCTTTAAGTAATACATGAATAGCAGTAACTCCCGTTAAAGGTATAGTGGGTTCTCGGCTGAACACACGGTCTTCACTTTCTCTTGTACGATCAGGTGCATGTTGCCAACTACGGTTCCAATAGTCGATGGGCTTGACTGGATAACGTTGACTGAACCAATCACCATTTAATACAAATGTAACTCCACCATTACCAACATAACGTTGATAATCACCTATCCGTGTTCTACTTGTGCTTAAAAAATATGGATAACCTTTTGGAGCATAGTTGGCTTCACTGGCATTCCCAGCAGTATTGCTTAATTTAAATTCATGATCCTGTAATACTCGGGCGGCACTATGTGTGCTGGTATAGTGATACAAGATATTGCTGGCACCTTCTATAATAAATTCAGTTGCTCTCATTATGATACTCCGGCAAATGCACGTTCGCCTAGATCTTGAATATGGCTGGGCGGTATGGCGACTGTAGAAAAATACCAACCGTGTTCAAACTCTAGTGGAACACCGGTGACATTGATTTGTAATAGCGTTAGCGGATCATCACCATCTCGTTCCAACATCCAGCCTGCCACTGTACGCAAATCATCTTTAAGTCGAGCAGGATTGCCTTCATCAACTACCAAATAGGCTTTGCCTTCTTCACGTGGATCTAATCCACCGTGTAAAATATTATCGGCATTTTCTCGTGTGGTAATATGATAAGCAGTGGTAAAGTTCTGTGATTCTGTGGTAATTTCCGGTTCCCATTGCATGTGTTTAGAACCTTTATTTTGTGGACGAAAGCCATGACGTTTATACAACTTCATCAGTTTGGGTTGACTTACTTGCCCATGTGCCCATGGGAATAATGTTAATCGTATACCATCTAGACTTGCCATTCTTTGCAATTCTTGTATAGCACGTGACCCTACACCCTTGCGTTGTTCTGGACCTGCCATGATCCATGCAAGTTCTACAGTGGGACGATCTCGGTGTGCTAGCGGTTTAAGTTTGAATGCTGCAAACTGTTGGTCCGGTCCCTCACCCCATACCATTACTTTGTCTGCTTGACCATAGGGCCAGTTGGGATACATGTCGTATACTTTCTTGACCCATGCTTCGGCGGGATTGGTTGATTCTGTGATGATTTCTGTTATTCGCATTATGTGTACACCAAACTGTCTATTCTTTTGTAGCGAATGTTAAATGCGTTCATTAGTAATTCTACTTCACGCAAACATTGATCTCGTGCCCCGCCAACTATATAAGCACCACTAAAACGTTTTAATTGTGCAATGCTGGTCCAATTAACACTAATAGGATCATCTTCCATTTCCTGCATAGCACCCATGATCAAACTCTGTTGCGGAGTGCGTCTGTTAGATGCGGGAAATTGTAATTCTCTACTATCCGTTTTCTTTTGTGCATACAGTTCACGTATAGTGGCAATAATCGTTGCAGGCTCTATTCCCGAATCCATCCAACTACGCAAGTATCCATATCCTTTGTCCGCTATTTGAACTCTACGCCAATTCTCGGGAGCAAATCCTGAATCGTCCCAATATTCTTTAATACTTTGAATAGTATCTCCGCTAAGTCCTTGATCTTCGGCATTGACAAACATCAACACAGGACCTGTTTGCTGATTTACAAAATTGATAATTTCTGTGAATACGGAGTTTTCATCGCCGTCATTCATGCCTGAATATTCAGGTTGCACATCCACTACTATAACTGGATGTGCACGGCCTTCTGTGATGATTTCTTGTATACGCATCCTATATTTATGTTGTTTCCTCGCAACAGTCAATTTGTCCAGAAATGGCGATTCCGCTATAATAGAGATATAGTAAGTAATAAGGAGTTAGACAATGACACAGGCACTTTTTGAAAACACCGTAAAAAATCAAGTTTTAGCATACGATGCAACGGCAAAACCCAGCTTCGTTAACGGCACTCTTTTTGTAGAGTTTGTTGCTGATGAAATGTTTGACACCGCATCCAAGGCACGTCAGATCCTAGACGAACTCAAATGCCTAAATTATCGAGCTCAAATGTCAGGCCGAATCGGCAACGAATACGCATACGATTTTGTTGCGTAATCGCAACACCACGTTTGCCCAGAAATGGCATTTAAGTTATAATAAGATATAGTGAAGAACAAGGAGTTACAATGATTCAAGACTACGGAATGTTTACACCCGAAGGCAATGCTGCGGTTCACGGTATTGTTTTACTAAGTCGTGTACACGAGCAAAACTGGCTCTGCACTTGGCAAGCCCTGGTTAATCTTGCTCGAGAACCCGGCTTTGAAGAAGCCACAGACACTATGGTTCGTGAAATTGTTTACGACGCCTGCAAATTTACAACAGATTTTTATGTCTAATTTGACGGATAATGACAATCGCAATATAATACATTTTTAACTAGGAGAAAGCAATGGCAGTATCAGAACACCGCACCGTTAGCCCCACAGAAGCACGTAGTCGCGTTTTACGTTGTTTTAAGAATAAACGTCCAGTATTTTTATGGGGCCCTCCTGGCATCGGTAAAAGTGAACTGGTAGCAGATTTGACCGCAGAACTTGGCGGACACATGATTGACTTGCGGTTGGGTCAAATGGAGCCTACAGACATTCGTGGTATTCCATTCTTCAACAAGAACAATGAGAAGATGGATTGGGCTCCTCCAATTGATTTGCCTGACGAAGAAATGGCCAGTAAGTATCCAATCATTGTGCTGTTTTTAGATGAAATGAACTCGGCGGCACCAAGTGTGCAGGCAGCTGGTTATCAACTTATTCTTAACAGACGCATTGGTAAGTATGTGCTTCCAGACAATGTAGTTATTGTTGCGGCAGGTAACAGAGAATCTGACAAAGGTGTATCTTACAGAATGCCTAGTCCATTAGCTAATCGTTTTGTTCACTTGGAAGTTAAATGTGACTTTGATTCGTGGTTCCAATGGGCAGTTAATCACAACATTCACCAGGATGTAGTAGGTTACATTGGCTTTGCTAAACAGGCTTTGTTTGAGTTTGATCCCAAGAGCTCCAGCCGTAGTTTTGCTACTCCACGCTCATGGAGCTTTGTTAGTGACTTCTTGCAAGACGAAGATGCTAGCGATGCAGAACTCACAGACTTGATTTCGGGTACTGTAGGTGAAGGTACTGGTATTAGTTTTATGGCACATCGTAAGGTAGCAGGTCAAATGCCTAAACCTGAAGATGTGTTAAGCGGTAAAGTCAAAGAGCTTAAGGTAAAAGAAGTTTCTGCGATGTACAGTTTGACAATCTCTATGTGCTATGAATTGCAAGATCAGTACAAGAAGTTGGGCAAGGAAAAACTTGCAGACTGGCATGCACAGGCTGACAACTTCCTGGGCTTTATGATGGCGAACTTTAGCACAGAGTTGGTGGTTATGGGTGCACGAGTTGCGCTGACAACTTACAACTTGCCCATGGTACCAGGCAAGATGAAGAACTTTGACGAGTTCCACAAACGCTTTGGTAAGTACATTATTGCTGCTAGCGGTAAGTAAACAAAAAGGGCTTCGGCCCTTTTTTATATGAGATATTTAATTTTATTATCGTTACTAACAGGATGTGCCGCGCCAGCATTAATTGCTGGTGTTGGCGTTGCAAGTGCGGGCGTGACTGAGACTACTGGTAAAGGCATTGCTGATCATGCAATAAGTTCAGTTAGCAATAAAGATTGTAAAATTGCAAGAGCATTGAAAAATGAGGAAGTGTGCCAACTAGAAGTTATTTCACCGCCAATACCAGTTAAAGCCCCAACCCAAGTCAAAACTGAGGATTCTGATGAAATTGCAAAGATGGAAGCAGTATTTGCCCAAAGACGAAAGAAAAATTAGTGTTGTTTTTATGCAACACCCAATTTGACTCATAATGACAAAGATGCTATAATTAGATATAGTAAGAAACAAGGAATACAAATGTCAGAAACAACATTAGCAGAAAAAACTAAAGTCAAAACAGTTACCGATCCCCGAGTAGATGCAAGTGCTCGAGATAAATTAGTGACTGCACGAATTGGACTCTTGCTCAAGGCACCTTTCTTTGGTAACCTTGCTACACGTTTGACACTAACTAATGCAGATGACTGGTGTGGTACTGCCGCAACAGATGGTCGTCGCTTCTACTACAATAGTGAATTCATTAACAAGATGCCTCTCAAGCAGGTGGAGTTCTTGTTTGGGCATGAAGTGTTGCACGTGGTGTATGATCACATGGGACGTAACGGCGAACGTGATCGCAAAATTGCCAACATTGCCGCAGACTTTTGCGTTAATGCAGATTTGCTAGAACAACGTGTTGGTGAAAAGATTCCTGTGGGCTTGTATGACCAAAAGTATGCAGGCTGGAGCATGGAAGAAGTCTATGATGACTTGATGAAAAATGCTGACAAGATGGAAATTGAGCAGTACATCGACAAATTGCTCGACGAACACTTGGATGGCGACGGAGATGCCGACGGCGAGAACGACGGAGAAGGTAAAGATGGTAAGGATGGTAAAGGCCGTCCTCGTTTAACTGACGAAGAGCGTAAACAAATACGTGACGAAATCAAAGATGCAGTACTACAAGCCGCTCAGGCAGCAGGTGCAGGTAACTTGCCCGGTGGCGTTAAACGTCTTATCAAAGATCTCACTGAGCCACAAATTTCATGGAAAGAATTACTAGAGCAACAAATCCAATCTACTATCAAAAGTGACTACACCTTTGCACGTCCCGGACGTAAAAGCTGGCACATGGATGCTATCCTGCCCAGCGCAAAGCCTGGAGAAACAATTGACGTAGTTATTGGAATTGATACATCTGGTTCAATTGGACCCGAAGACTTAAAGATCTTCTTCTCAGAAATCAAAGGTATTATGGATTCATATACTGAATACAATATCTTTGTTATGGGTTGGGATACTGCGGTTGGTGGTACCAAATTGTTCACAAACGAAAACATGGAAGACATCACCACATTCGATCCTGCAGGCGGCGGTGGTACTGATCCACATTGCGTTTGGAACTACTTGATCGAGAATGGCATGGAACCCAAGAAACTGATCATGTTCACAGACTATTGCTTTTTTGGATGGAATCCAAAAGAAGTTGAAAACTATGTGGACACAGTTTGGATCATTAAAGGCAATGCCAGTGCCGAACCCGAGTTTGGTATTTGGGCACATTATGAAGAAGCTAAAAAAGGAAACTAAAATGGCTAAGAACCGGCACATTAAAATTCATTGGCGCGAGTGGCACCATTACTTAATATGGCGCCTAAAGAAAATGCTTAAACCCAAAAGGTTTGTAGCATGATTATAACTAACTACACTGGAGAGATCCAGTTGCCATACGACGCAGAGTTGCTCGTATGGCTCCAACAAACTTATCCCAATTCACGCTATATAGCAAAGGAAAAACAAAATGACACTAGACAAATTTAAAACCATAATTGGTTACAATAACCCCAAGGTACTTTATTTTATTATTGGCGTAGTATTCATGAGTGCAATGGATTCATTGGCACGTGGCGAATATACCAATGTTGCCTTGTACGGCATTATCATTGTTGTAAACATCATAGCAGACAGGACCGCATATGGCCAAAAAGCTCAATAAAGACACTCCCGAAATCAATTCCGTTGATGCCGACTTAAAGGAAGTATTGGAAGATGTCACTGGGGTTAAAAAAGGACCCGAGGTCATTTACCATAATGCACCCGAAGATTTGGACGCGGCTCGCGAGCGCATCATGGAACTTGAAATGCGTTTAGGTGACTTACACCGTGCCTGCGAAATTGCAGTAGTCTGCAAAGACTTCTCATTAATGGAAAGTTTTCTTGCACCTTCTGAAGAGGCATTGACTAATAAAATTGTAGTTGAATATCCACAGACAGGACCTATGAAGATTACAATTGTCACAGACAAAAAGGAAGAAAGTGCTCAAGCATAACGAAGTTAATCCGTTAGCAGTATTTGGATTGCGTAGGGTAGATCACTGCCCCGCGCATTTCACACGATTTGCCTTTGATCTAGGCACAACTGATAAAACTATCACTGACTGGATTTTTGAAAATCTAAGTGGTAGGTTTTATTATGGCGACGACTATTATATGCACGAGACCAATGGCAAGGTTGGTATGCACAAGAGTGCCGCTTTTGAGATCGCTGGAGAAGCCAGCTACTTTGCCCTGCAATTAGATACTATCAATCAACACGCCTCCTGGTAAGAAATTTTTTCCGGTTTGCTATAGGATGTAAATATATGTATATTTTACGGAGATACTATGGCAGACGAAACAACTACACAACCACAGACAATCGATGTTCCAACTGAGCAAGTGGCTCCCCCACCAGCACAGTTGCAACTCACGGATATCCTACTAGCAACACAGGTTATTCAATTGGCCAGCTCACGTGGTGCATTTAAAGTAGAAGAATTTACACAAATTGGCGGAGTTTATGAACGCCTATTAGGCTTCTTGCAAGCCACTGGAGCAATCACTCCAGCACCAGCCACAACAGATGGTACTACACCAACTGCGGCACCAACAGAAGGAAATTAAAATGATTAAGCACGTTGGCAAACACAACAACAAAAAATTAGTATTAATGTGGCGTAAAGTGCCGAATGAAAACCATATGGCACTAGTACTTTACAGTGATACTCTTCCTCGCATGATTCATGATGAGGTTATGAAACAATTAGAATCACCCGTTGGGCAAAATGCAAAAGATTTTGCTGATGTATTGTTCCGCACTACATTAAACGATGGACGCAATGCATTGGAAGTATTGCACAAAGAGGGATTCATTAAGAAAGTGCCAACTGCACAGGTGCTTATTACTCCTACTACCAAATCAACAGTTCGTTTAGATGAATTAAATGACATCTTAGACGAAATGGATAAAGGTGAAGAAGCTATTAAGCGTATGCAAGAGATTGATACAAACGCAGGTATGCAAACCAAGCGTCGTCCTCAACAGGGTCGTGAAGTTGGTATGCCACCAAACAATGCAAGTGTAAGCCGTACTAACATGGACGTTGAAGGTACTGATAGTGCAGCGGCATATTTGAAAGGTGCAATTACAGAAGGTGTTCTAAGCGATGCAGATTTAGCTGCACAAAGAGTCGCACAAGCTGAGACTATGAAAAAACAGGCAGAGCAATTACTTGCCGAAGCTAAACGATTAGAAACTGAAGCAAATGAATTATCACCTGCAAAAAATGTCAAACCAACAAGAGCCAAAAAAGCCGCGACGACCAAAAAGCAAGCGGCTTAATTTAAACACCAAAGATCAGTGGGAACGACTTCTTAAAGAAATTAAAAAAGAACAAGTTCCTGTTGGAGTATTGCAATGTATTACAGTCAATCTCAAAGACGGCACACAAGTCAATGTTGATATTTCTGAGATGTTGCAAGAAGGAGCTGATCCTGAGGTGATTGAAAATATTATAAATGCAAAATTACAAAGTTTAGATGCATACATTGATGATGTAGACTTTCACATTAGCATTGATAATGTAGCCAAAACTGTACAACCAATTACAGACAACTTACTTAAAAATCTATGATAAATGCAATCTTTGCTGCCGACATGTTCGGTGGCATGGGTTGCCAAGGCACCTTGCCCTGGCCCCATAATTCCGCTGACTTAAAACACTTTAAACAATTAACTGAAGGTGGTATTGTAGTAATGGGACGTCGTACTTATGATGATCCCAAAATGCCCAAACCACTACCTAATAGAACAGTATATGTTGTTAGCAATCGTTTGATTAGTGATAGTGTGTTTCAACTCAGCGGAAATATTGCCGATAGACTATTAGAATTAGAACAAGCCAATCCCAAAAAAACAATTTGGGTTATTGGCGGGGTAGATATACTAGAGCAATGTGAAGGTATATGTGATCGAGTCTACTTGACACATATCAAAGGTTCGTATAAAATAGATACAAAGATTAACTTAAAAAGTTTCTTATCCGGCAGAATTATGCGTAGTGCAAGTGCTGCCCCGGAAGATAATTGCACATTTGTAGTATATGAATCAGTATTTAGAAGATCTAAGACAAGTACTTGAACAAGGTACAAAACATCAGGACCGAACCGGTACTGGAACAATAAGCCTATTTGGCTTACAACAACGATACGATCTAAGACAAGGCTTTCCAGCAGTTACTACAAAACGACTGGCATGGCGAAGCGTTGTATCAGAATTGCTTTGGTTTATTGAAGGTTCAGGGGATGAAAAGCGCCTACGGGAAATCTTACACGGAGATAGAAACTCTCCAAAAGACACCATCTGGACCGCCAATGCTCAAGCACCTTACTGGAAGCCCCGTGCTCAATTTGACGGGGATTTAGGTCGCATATACGGTGTGCAATGGCGCAACTGGAATGGCATAGATCAGTTAGCCACGTTAATTAATGATATTAAAACTAATCCATATAGTCGTCGGCACATATTAAGTGCTTGGAATGTCAGTGACCTAGATCATATGGCATTACCACCCTGTCACGTAATGGCTCAGTTTAGTGTAAGATCAGTACAAGATGGACCTGACGAACTCAGTTGCCAAATGTACCAACGAAGTTGTGATATGTTTTTAGGGGTTCCATTTAATGTGGCAAGCTATAGCTTGTTAACGCATATGATTGCTCAAGTGTGCAATTTAGCCATTGGTGAGTTTGTTCACGTTCTCGGTGATGCTCACATTTACCTTAATCACGTAGAGCAGGTAAATGAACAATTGAAACGTGAACCCTTACCTGCGCCACAACTATGGCTCAATCCCGATGTCAAAGACATAGATCGGTTCACTATGGCAGACATTAAATTACTCGACTATCAATCACATTCGACCATTAAAGCGGAGATGGCAGTTTGACATATGATTATGTATTGGCATTTGGAGATAGCACCACCGCAGGTTGTGAATTAATCCCCAATTCTGAAGACTGGGACTCTACAAAATTATTAAGTTTCCCTAACCAATTAGCCAATAAATTAAATATACCCTGTATTAATTTTGCTTGGCCTGGTGGCAGTAATGATCGTAGTCTGCGTTTGCTACCCGAGGCGCTATTGACCTATCCAAATAGCTTGGTTTTGTTTACTTACACAAGTTTCGATCGTACTGAATTTTTTGCTTTAAATAATTCGTTTCCACAAGTCAAAAGAGAAGGCTATACTGGATTGGGGATTTGTTGGAACATAGTGCAAACGGTTCCACAACATCAAGAACTAAACAAATTATATCTAAAATATTTTTTTGAAGATACGTCTAATCACAATAGATATAAATCATACAATATGTTATTAACGGTCGAACTATTGTGTAAGCAATATTCTGCAAATTTCCTTCAAATCTTTTTATATGACTCTCTATTACTTACTCCAGATTATCAAAAATCTGTATACGAAGCCATAGACCAGTCACATATATACAAATTTGATTTTGCAAATGATAATATTACATGGCGACTAAACAACAATGGCTTTGGTAGTTTGGCGCATTGGGCCAAAAGTAAAAAATATTCTTTTTGTCCTGGCGGACACATCGGACAACAAGCACATGACAGTTTTGCAATGGAGTTGTATAATATAGTATGAGATATCTTGTAACCGGCGGTGCCGGCTTTATTGGTCATAATGTAGTACGCTATCTAGAACAAATGGGGCACGAGTGCATTATACTTGATAGCATTACTGATTATGGATTTGTTAATCAAAATGAATTGACTTATTTAAAACAAGAACGTACAAAACGTATACGTTCAAGCATACATCATATTGATTTACGTGAACATGCAGCGGTAAAAGCAATGATGGGAAGTTTTGCATTTAATAGTGTAATACATTTAGCCAGTTTTCCTAGACAAAAAGTATTTGCTCAAAATCCCATATGGGGCGCAGATGTAATGGGAACTGGATTGATTAATTTACTGGAATTAACTCAAGCCTATAAAATACCCCGATTTGTTTATGTTAGTAGCAGCATGGTGTATGGTAATTTTCGAGATGGGGTTCAAGAAACTGCCGAGTGCAAGCCTGCAGGACAGTATGGTATAATGAAATATATGGGAGAGAAACTTGTTGAAGATTATGCTAGCCGTGGTGCTTTTGATTATAGTATTGTTCGTCCCAGTGCTGTCTATGGTGAGTATGATGTCGAAGACCGAGTCGTGTCAAAGTTCATGCTTGCAGCAATGCGTGATCAAACAATCACAGTACGTGGAGCCAATGAAGCATTAGACTTTACTCACGTAGATGATGTGGCACAGGGCATAGCACTAGTCTCTACCAAAAGTGAAGCCATTGGTAAAATATATAATATGACACGTTGTGCCAGTAAACAAATTACACTATTAGATGCAGCTGCATTGTGCATCAAAATTGTGGGCAAAGGTAAAATAGACATACAAGACAAAGATCCTCACTTTCCCAGTAGGGGGAGATTAAACATAGATCGGGCACGACTTGAGCTAGGATACAATCCTGTTATTAACGTTAAAGAAGGTTTCAAGCGTTATCACAAATGGTTTAAAGAGAGTGCATATTGGCAACAAACACTATAAGGATGTATGGCGTTGATCGCCAATACCAAAATTTAAAACAAGAAGTACTAGATTTAACCGACACAGTACTGAGTACTGGACAAGTTTTGGATGGTGCATTCACTGTGAAGTTTGAGCTTGAAATAGCTCGCCGCCTAAATCGTACTTACGCTATCGCAGTAAATAGTGCCTCCACAGGCTTACTTTTTGCCTTAAATTCGTTTATTTCAGGCAAGAAACCTGGGCTTTTGATACCCGCAGTTAGCTATATTGCCACCATGAACTCTGCGATACTATCTAAGTATGCAGATATACAAATCTGTGATGTAGATGCTGGTGGATTAATAGATTTAGGTAAAGCCAACCAAGTTATGGGCACCGAGATACAAACTGTTATGTATGCTAACCTGTTTGGCAATACTGTAGACTGGGATCGATTTCAAATAATGACCCAATTCTTTGGCAGTGATCGAGTTAGAGTGGTCGAGGATGCTGCACAGAGTTTTGGCGCGAGTTTTAATGGTGTTCCCAGTGGGTGTATGGGCGATGTTAGTGTGTTGAGTTTTGATCCCACAAAGAACTTAAACAACTTTGGATCAGGTGGTATGATTTTAACTGACGATGGCGACGTTAACGAATTTGTTAAAAACATACGTGACAATGGCAAACACACTGGGCACGAGATACCGGGCATTAACAGCAAGATGAGTGAAGTAGATTGTGCAATTATGACAATGAAACTTTTAAAACATTTTGATAAATGGCAAGCACGTCGTACTGAGATTGCTGAATACTATACAAAAGAATTACAGGAGTATGTGGAAGTTCCTGTAACTACACCGGGTACTGTTCATGCATGGAGCAAGTATGTAATACGAGTTCCCAATAGAATGCAGTTAAAGAAACATCTTGACTATAATGATATTGAAAATAAACCCACCTATACCCGTACACTATACGAGGAATTTGTGGGTAGAAGTTATGCACCGGTGGCATTGACTGGTGATGACAGTTGGGAATGCCATCGCTTCACTCGAGAATGTTTATCGTTGCCAATATACCCCGAGTTATACGATAGTGAAGTAGAACGAGTTGTTAAGACTATTCGGGAGTATTTCCGCTAGGCATAGCGTAAGTCTGTGCAAAGATATCTTTTTTAACTACACCATAATCACCTGCGCCGTGGCGAACAATATAGTCATTACCGGCTGTGTAATTTAATTTTTGTCCATTATATTGTAACACAACTGATCCATCATGGTCTGCTAACTTAGCAATCTTCATAATCTTTTTAGGTGTGCATTTACCATTGCCCAAATCATCTTTGAGTTGTGCAAACTTTTCCGGACTGATAGGGTATTGCTCGCCTTTGGGCCCGGTCATAATATAATACCCGGCTTCATAACTCACGGGCCCTTCCAGTGTTTGCACAGTTCCTGGTTGTTGTGCAATCTCGTACTTTTCCGTTGCGGGTTTTTTGTAGGTGTCGAATGCACCCTGTTTGAACCAGTCATCAGTGATACCCGACTGTTCTGCTTCTTTTAATATTTCATTTATTTTCATATCGTTTCCTTAACCAAGCCCATTCAAATGATAGTTTAAGTAGTTCGTAGTCGCCATTGACTTCGTTATAGTATTTATCTGCATCATGAGCACCCGCTAGACAGTATTCGGCATAGTTGCCTTGGGCCTTTGTGCACCATACGTCAAGTCTATGGCTATTTTCCAATGTGGGTGCAGTGGCATCAAAGTGCTTTAACTTTATTACTTCTCTAAATGCAGTACGCCATGTCATCCAGGGATCCTGGTTAAAATGTGCAGTTCCCGACAATATCGGCACCGATTCGTGCGGTTGTGATAGCGTAAAGTCTATTCCTGGAGTGTTATTTTCCAGCACTAGTCGCCGGTTGTATGCTATTATGCCTTGGTGACCGTATTCCAGGCCGTTTACCGGATTCCTTGAATTAAAGATATAGTGCTTGGGCGTTTGCCAATAGTCCGGCATCCAATCAAACCATGGGAATTCACTACCAGCCACTTCCAACTTAGCAAACACAGCAAAGAACCAAGGAGTACGGCTACGACGAGCAGCTTCTTGATACGCCGCAGTACGACCATTTACGCCACGAACCCATTCAATGTCGGTGGTATTGCTTTGATAGCATAAATGTTCATACCAACGTTCTTCGTCGGGCTCGCCGTTGCTGATGTAAACAATATCTATTCCGGGAAATGTTTTGCCATTGTAGTATTCATTTACAAAATGATATTTGTCTAAATAGGGATAATCATATATCTGTGTCTTCAAGTGTTGCTTGATATCTCTAGGCACCTTGCAAGTTGCCCCGGATCGAGTGGATCGTACTACCGTACGATCTTTCGCGCTCCACAAACAATTGGTTGACACTAGGGTCAAATCTGGTTGATTAGTAAATAGCACATACGGAGTCTTGAAGTCGTACTGTTTGATTTCTGCAATCAAGTCATCACCAGTATAAACATGAACGGGCATGGGGTAACGATCAACCGAGATATTTTCCACATAGTTAATAACATTGAACCAATCCAACAACTCAAGTTCAACCATTTGTTGTTTAAATGATTCTACGTGTATATAAAATGTATCGCCACGTCGTTGACTGCCACTGGCAAAGCAATGTATCATTTCGCGTTGCCAAGGTTCTGGCTCCCAAGTAAAGTCAAAGTAGTTGTACCGGCATAGACTGCTGACGACCCATATGTACTCTGTTTCGGCCGTGTTTGCAATGCGTTTTAACACATCCAGGTACTCGCCCACAAAACGTGTGCGTATTGCTTCACCTATGGCCACTTTGAAATAGTTGTAGTTGTCGTCACTTTCGGGGTTGCCATGATCCACATAGTAAATGTCCGCAGTGGATTCGGGCTTGTCTACCATTTGGTCTTGAACAAAGTTTAGATTGGGAAACTGTTCTAGGCCAGTGGCCCATCTAGCATGACGTTCAAATTCCCACCGATTGATTAAAAATGTGTCACTCCACTTGTTGTGCTGGCTAGGGAATACATGCGTCATGTAACTTTGCCAGGGCTCGGCGTGCCAATAAAAATCAAACTTGTCGTAGTTGTATTCACTACCAATGACCCAAAAACGATTGCCCTGTGCACGAGTCACACATCGTTGTATGGTTTCAAACAGGCTGTTCACATAGCGAACCTTGACCACTTTTTCGTAACGTGCTTGTAGTCGTTCATAACGTACCTGTGCCTTGGCATTGCCACGATCAATAAAGAATATTTCCAGTGCTTTTACTGCGGGTTTTTCTTTTACCACACGTGGTATATCGCCCCAAAACTTTAGTTCAGTTGCGCCCGGCACAGTATAAGTTAAACCAACACTTTGTTGATAGTCAGTTCCAAAGTGATATATGTAAGCGGGTTCGCCAGGATCGGGACGCCAACTGTAGTCAATGTTGGCAACATCAATTTCTTCAGGTACATGCCAAGCATCAAGATTTGGCAATAGCTTAGCTGCAGGATAATCTATAAACTTGCGTTCAGTCGCTCCGGCCACATGATATTCAACTGTGGGCATTTTTATTGCAGGCCAGTGCTGATTGCCAAATACATAAATGTACGGTGGGTCGCCAGGATCAGGACACCAGCTGCGATCAAACTCGCAGTCGATTAACACATGCCAATTGTTGGTTGTGGGCAACAGTCGAGCCACTGGTTGGTCTAGGTATTTGCGCTCAGTGGCTCCGGGTACCACGTATTCCACCGTGGGCATGACCTCGGCCGGATACCATTGATTGCCAAACACATACACAAATGGTGGTGCGCCGGGGTCAATGCGCCAAGGTTCCCAACTGTGATCAAATTCGCAATCGTGATGCTGAACAAAATTGGTCTTGTTGCCGGCCAATGTTGCTATCGGGGAGTCAACATATTTGCGCTCGGTGGCACCTGGGGTTTGATATTGCAGTGTAGGCTCCTCGGGTGCAGTGTTCCACTGATTGCCAAACACGTAAATGTATGGTGGATCCAGCGGATTGGGTTCCCACGAGTAATCAAAATCGGCCACTGGTTTGATTTCATCAAACAACTCGGCTCTGGGCAATCGTGTGGCACGTGTTTCCATGTACTTGATTTCGGTAGCCCCAGGCACTTGATACCGTACACTGGCCTTGTGCTCGGGTGGATTCCACTGATTGCCAAACACGTAAATGTATGGTGGATCTACTGGATTGGGTCGCCAGGTCCAGTCCCAGGACGCTTCATCAATGGGTTCCAGCACTTGCCAATTGGTTCGATCCGGCAACAATCGAGCCACCGGTAGTTCTAGAAACTTTAGTTCGGTGGCGCCGGGCACTGTGTATTTGACTGTGGGCATGATGGTGCCAGGATAGTGTTGATTGCCAAACACATATATCTGTGGTGGCTCCCAGGGATGTGGCTCCCAATTGCGATCAAACTCACAATGTTCCAACATTTGATATCGTTCGGTAAAATGTTTTGTGGGCAATTGATCTTGGTGCACATGGTATTCGGCATCGACATGATGTTTGTCTACTAGATATGCGCCATAGAATCCGCTCCACTCGGTTGGCCAAACATGTGTATAATGTGCTTGCCATGGTACTGGTACGTAATCAAAATCAAAATTGGAGTAATCATTGAGTCCATAAATAAACCAGTAGTACTTGGTTTTAGACTGACGTGCTGCATCCTCTAAACTCTCTGCAGGTTTTTCAAACGCAAACAAATTGGGCTTAGTCCCTTTGTAAAACACATCAAACATGTATAATATCCATAGTCATTACGAAAATATCTTTCATTATTTAAAGTCTATTGTAACATATCGCAGGCTACTTTATCTACTACCTTATGGGGCAACTCAACCAGAAAATCTAGAACGTATTGCCGATGACATTGGGCATACCAACGAAGATGTAGTAGATGGGCCAATGTTTATTTGTTATGATCAAGAACCTATTTTGGGCGAGTACAATTTCAAACTGTTTGATTATATTAGAGACAATTGCCAAGGACCATTTATACTTATTACCACTGAAAAGAATAGTGCCCCTTTGGAATTAGTCAAACAAAGATATGGTTGGCCAGTTGTATACTACTTTCATCATGTGTTTGCTGCTCACGATTGGTATAGAGGAATTGAATATGATTCAAGACTAGTTGAGCCTGTAAAAAGAAAATTAAAGAAAAAGTACATCACGTTTAATAGATTAACAAGTAACAAACGAGTGTACCGTAGTTTATTTATTAGCGAGCTAGTCAAACGTAATATACTAGATCAAGGGCATGTAAGCTATGGAGATATTTGCCCAGACAATGAACAAGGTTATGAAAAAAATCTATTAGCGGCAGTAAGTGAAAAATTAATCACTGAAGAGGTTGCAGTAGAAGCAATTGCCAGTATCAATCAAGCACCATTGCCCTTACGAATTGATTTCAAGGACGAGCATTTGATTCCCAATAATAGTTTTGCTTTGAGTGCAGTCACTGAATCGCAAGAGAGTTTTGTATATATTGTAACTGAAACTTGTTATTGGGAGCAAAAATGTCATTTAACCGAAAAGATATTTAAACCTATTATTAGTCGAATGCCCTTTATCCTAGTCGGCCCTGCACATAATCTAGAATACTTGCGTAGTTATGGGTTTAAAACATTTAATAAGTGGATTAACGAAAGTTATGACACTATAGAAGATCCTATTGCACGTATGAGCATGATTGGGGCCGTACTGTCGGATTTATGCACATTGAGTTTGCATGATTTAGAATGTATGCTTGCAGAAATGCAAGAAGTACTAGACTATAACTACAATTTATTTCATAGTCAGAAATTTATCAAGGGATGCTGGGACGAGCTAACTCATGGACTATCCGATGCTTATAAGAAGATAGTAACCGATCCTGAATAATAGGAAGCCAATGATTAGTATTTTGAGTGTTAACTCTAACATCATATGAGTTTGGTAGGTTAAACAATTGATTTGTGTCCGCAAATCTACTCTTTTCAATGGTGTCAACCCAGACTGTAAAATGTGCAGCAAATATCAATCTCATTGGCGCCAATGGACAAACAAAATCGCATATAGCAAAATCACAAACTTCACTGTCGGCGGCTTCACGCATACGGTGAGCTTGCCGCATCCTACCGCTTTCGCTAAAGTCCCAATCATTGTATTTTTTGCGTACAACGTCGGCATTATACCATGCTATTGTATAGCCCTCGGTTTCTAGTACTGACTTTAATGCCATTGCCAACGTGGTTTTGCCTGCTCCCGGCAAGCCCATTATCAATACTCTCACTGTCTGCCCCACTTTATTTGGTCCCAAACACGTTCATGAATCCAGTAATATACTATTTTAGTTACAATTTCAATAACAGTTATACTAGTAGCCATGCCAATACTACCAGTAACAATCCAGCTGATAATTAGAGTATCTAGACTTCCAGTCAAACGCCAACTAACGGCCTTAACTACACTCCGTATATGTGTTTCCATTATGCTCGAAATCTCATGTAAACACTGTATCTCAAAAATCCTGGAGGTATTGAATGATGTAAACCATGCAATATATCTTGAGCAGTATCAATTAAATACCCTGAGTTTCTTCTATAGGGTATTTCAAACATCAATTGTTTTGGATCAAGATAAAATGCTGTGCCCATCATTTCAAAATTTCTAGTAGGATCAGTCATGTATATTTGTACTGCATGTTCAAATGCATCTAAATCATAATGCGGAGTTATCGCATACCCTGGAAGATCAACCCACATACTTGAACTTATGTGTGTTACTTGTTTACCTAGTAGTGCATTAATTTGATTTAATATTGCAGGTCGTTGAACATAAGCGTCTATATCACTAACAGATCCAGTATATACCATTCTGCCAGGATTGTGTTCAAAGTTTGGTATGCTTGCCCAATTGGGGCTTGTTTCATTAAACTCCTTAAAGAGAGTAAACAATTGCGTATCTAATTCAGAGTTAAAAAAATCGTCAATTAAAAATAATCTAGAGCTATTGGCAAAATTTACGGTTGCATTTACATTCATGAACAAACCTTTACGCCATATTGTTTTTCAAATCTGTCTGCATCTGCACGGTCATTGACCATGGGCTCGCCGCGTATGTTCAAGCTGGTGTTAAGCAACATAGGACATCCAGTTATAACAAACCATTTTTCTAACAGTTCTCTTATTCCTGATCCGTCTTGACCAACTGTTTGTACTCGACTTGTTCCATCGTGATGTACAATAGCAGGAAATAGATCGGGATACCGGCAAGTAGCCACTGACTGCATGTAAGGACTAGTAGCAAAGCCCCTAGGCATATCAAAATACTCTTTGGCATATTCTTCAAGAATAACCGGCGCGAAAGGACGGAATTTTTGTCTACGTTTGATTTCATTTACTTGATCCTTTATTTCTTTTCCTCTCGGGTCCGCAAGCAGGCTTCTATTTCCAAGCGCTCGCGGCCCAAATTCTGCACGTCCCGATGCAACTCCCACAATTTTATCAGACAATAAATGATCAAGCAAGTCATTAACGGGATAACTGCCAGGGATATCGTGTCCCAAAAATGCATTATTCCAAATAATACGGCCACCATAGGCCAAAGCGGCAGCGCCAAGACTGCTTCCAGCATCACCAGGGTTAGGCATAATCCAAATGTTATCAAAATAAGCTCCTATATGTCTGTTAGCACTACAGTTGAGTGCAACTCCGCCCATGTAGCATAAATTATTGCTCCATGCCAATTTCTTTGCACGATATATAACATTCAATATCAGGATCTCTGCGACATTCTGTGCACTATGTGCCATTTCCTCTACCGCAGCTTCTTGAAAAAAGTCTTGGGTAAAGCCCAAGTGCAAGTTTTGTCGTAGTCTGATCTCGTACTCATTTTCAATTACTGCGGTTTGTACTAAGTCATCGAATACGTTAGTACCGTATGCGCTCATGCCCATTGTAATGTATTCTTCTTCATTGGGCTTTAGGCCACAACGTTGCGTCATTGCGCTGTAAAACAATCCAATACTGTGTGGATATTTTTGTCCCCATAACTTAGTATACTTTGCCCGACCATCAATGTATTCTGCTCCCCAGATACTGATAGTGTCCCATTCGCCTATAGCATCAATGACAACTACAGTTGCACGATCAAATGGGCTTGTTTGAAATCCTGCTGCTGCATGACTTAAATGATGATTGTAACTTTTAACCGGTATACCAGAAATATCAAAAATCTTTAATTGATCTTGTAATATTTTGCGAGTACTCAACTTGTTCCATTCAACGCCCTGCCCACTGTACCACTGCCGTGCTTGTTTGTACAAGGGACGTTCGTAATAGGCAATGGCATCAAGACTGAAACAATTCTCAGTATTGACTAAATCCCATACCATTTCCGAATGTATGTTGGGATCGTTTTTGATTTTACTGTATCTCTCACTGTGTGCGGCAAATAAGATATCCCCCCGAGGAGATAACAATGTTACTGCGGCATCATGAAAGCCAGCCGAGACTCCTAATATGTTCATAAATTTTATCTGCTATTCGTTCGTGTCCTAGTTCCAGCGGATGTCCGCCAGGACCTTTTGGACAATCTGCCATCCAATCTACCATTCCACCATTGGGCCAATCAATATAGTATTTTTGATCGATTCGACTTGCAAATTCTGTAAATTTTTTTATTGCTTCAACTCCAAGAAATCCCGGAAGTATGCCAAGTCCTTGCATACTGCAAAATAAGTAACGTTGATTATTATATTTAAAAAAGTCCTGTAGTGTAATCAACTGAGCCAGCCACGTTTCGGCTGCATGATTTTCATTATAACTTAATCTATAGTAATCGTCAATCCATGGCAACTCTTTTTGAAACCATTTGCCCGAATTAATTGTAACCGGAAAATCCCTGTCTTGATAGTTTATATCAAGTCTTGATAGCTCACTCCAGCCACAAACCACAATATCATATTTTTTCTTTACTGTTGCTGACAGTGCTAGCCTAAATGTCCTACTATTACTGGATCCCGGCAACGACAAGTTGTCAACTTGGGTATTTAATTTTTTTGCCAAAAGAGATGGCCAAGCAAACTTACTCGGCGGTAAATGCGTAGTTACAGAATAGTTCATTGGACGGTCGGGCAATTCTGACCCGTAGGTAAAACTATCGCCAATTGCTAATATCATTTGTAAATAAAAGGATCTCTTTTACGTAGTTCTCGTAATTTTTTACGGTAGCGTATTTCAAGTACAAGTCTGTTGTATACGGTTTTTAACCAATTCATTGAATTTTTCCTTCATTAATTCTGCAGCTGCTTGATGTGCTTGCTCAAGTGGATGCGTTGTGCCCACTGGGTATTTATTCTCTACGGCCCATTGATAAAAACCTCTTGGTGTTGTGGTTTCCCACTCGTTGCCTTCGGGAAAAAAATACCAATTGTTAAAATCAATTTGTTTAAATAGACTGTTAAGAGTTGTATCTAATGGAGTACTAGGATAAAACATATATGTGTCAGCACAGGTAAACAAATAAGGAATATTTTTTATTTTTAAATAGTTTTGTAAATATACAATTTCTTTGTAACTACTGTATATTTCCCAATATTCTCTGCCTCCTACATGTTGATAGAAAGTTTTTGCGAACTCGGACACTCCTGACATTCTAGCACGGCTATTGTGTTCGATTTGATCAATTATTATACCTTTGTCTTCGACTACATATTCTTTTTTAATGTTTTCAATTGTATCAACCGTCCATGAATTAAATGAATACCATGGCGATTTCTTTTGTCTAGTATCATAATCAAATCTAAATTCATACCGTCCAGGAAATGTCCAGGACGCAACAACTGCCGTTATACCACTTTGTTCGCAACGTTCAATTGTGGTACGTGCAATAGCGTCATTGCTATATCCAGGCCATGATATGTCCTCGTATTCTTTTGCAAGTAATTTAGGGAATGTTTTAGTAGGATCTGTAAGCTCGCTACCATAAACAAAACTATCTCCGGCTACTAAAATCATATCCTGGTCGCATTCTTTCAATTTGTTGTTGGTAATAATCTGTGTCGGTCCAAGTATAATCATATACTGCCTGTGCATCGCCTGCTTCTATACTCACGATGTCAAGATACTTGGAAAGTATAGGCCAGACTTCTCGGAAGTTGGTGGTTCCAAAACTGGATTGTAAATCAACCTGTCCTATAGGATGATATCCATAATTGTATTCTGTATTTTGTGCATCAAATCTATTACGATGCAACCACGCTCTAAAGCCTGTCATTTCCTGTGTGTGCCAAGGATGCGGGCCGTGGAACACAACATCCTGTGCCCATTCTATATCAAACTCGCCGCTATAATAACGCAGATGAGTAATAGCATCGCACGTAGCATCATCAATGTCCACACCTTTTTCGTCTCGGTAAACTTCATATAGTGTTTTTCCTATCTGTGTCCAATGCAAGTAAACTTCACCAAACTTTCTATCGTATCTGGTTTCATCAAAAGTTGTTTTGTATTCATTGGGAAATTCTATCCTTGGTGCATTTAAGAAAGTTGTTATTTGGCTGGGACGCACCCAATCTGGTAGTTCCGCTTGTTTACGTTGACTCAGCATTAGACTTTCTGCCTCGTGGCATAAATTGTTTAATTGACGTATAGCAAACTTAGTTTCGTAATCGGCTCTCTTATAGTATTCGCTTAACTCCCACACTGTTCCTTGCAAGTGTTCAAAGTGATTGTGTAGCCTATTCATTACCGCTTGATTGGGATCTAATCCTGTACGCATAGTACTAGGCAAATATACTTCAGGTATCCAATACTCCTGTCCAAAGAATTTATTAATTTGATTTGTTGCCCAATTAAGTTCTCGACAAATAAAGTCTAGGTTTCTAGCACTGTCTGGAAAACCTAAAAAGCAAAAGTTCTTTTCAAGGTAATTGTTGTTACGCAATAAGTCCTGCAATGCAGAGAACCATAACTCTCCCATAGGCGAATCATTTACTGAGATTGTGTACGCAATTTGATCCCGTTTGTTTAACGGGTTGCGTAATACGACTTTAACTTGTTTCAATGCTATCCCACCATTCCAATACTTGTGGACGTTCCGCGAGTATGTCTCTCATAGTATACACGTCTTTGCGAATAGATTCAAGAGTTAATATACGTTGTTTGCCCTTTATTAATCCACTTTGGTAAGTGTCAGGCCACTGTTCGGCAAATGTGGGCCTAGTTTTTAGCTGGACAAGTATGTCTGCTAGTGCACCAGTGGTTCCAGCACTGATCTCGTCGTCTATCCAAGGATCTAAAAGAGCCCTAGGTAGTGCTAACGGCGACATAACTATGTCCGGGCTGAAACTAAAAACTACTTTGGCAAGGATCTCCGCACCAAGTTCTTTTCCAAGAGCCTGCACTCGCCCACATTCGAACATTCCTGGCAACGTGAGTGTGAAATCGATTCGCATCTGTCGAGCATGAGTTGCAATCTCAGTTCCTCTACGGAAGTTCTCAAGCCACCTATCGTACTCAAGGCCTGTTCTAATATATTCGCCAATCGCTCCTGTTCCGTCGAGCGAGGCACAAATTTGCCAGTCACGCAAATTTTTAAGTATATCATCATAGAGGCTAACGCCACGATAATTAATGCGGGACAAATTAGTATTATATCTAGCATAAACACGTGGACCGTCTCCTAATTCAACTATACGTTGCATGTACCTCCAGTGTTGTTCGTACATCAACGGTTCTCCGCCTACCCAGTAAACTTCCTCTATCCTATGCTCTTCCACTGCCTCACTAAACTCTTGTTCAATTTGAGTTGCTTGAAATTGTTCGATTTGTTTTTTGACTTCGGGCCTCATCCAATTGTTCTTTGGATTAGTATAGTCAATCATGTCGTGTGTGCGTTGTTCTGTTTCCCACGCACTTGACAACATGTCGCCACACATTCTGCATTTGAAGTTACAGAGATTGCTGAACCGATAGTCCCAACTTACAGGCTTCATTGATGTGCGGCCTGTATCATCTGTGGAAGCCATTGCTTCATTGTACTTATGTCCAAACAATTGGTTAAAATAACTACGGTAAACAGAGGTATTCAACAGTTTATCATTACATACTTCGCACTCGGGTAGGGTTTTGCTGGACATCATGCGTTTTCGTACGGAGCGCATGTGGTCACCGTTCCAATGTTCGTCCAAAGTGATGGGTATATACCGACCAGAACCGGCGCTGGAGTCGATATACTGTTGAAAATTTTGTGCGGGCTCTCTGCTGGCGCAACACATTCTGCGTTCTGTTTGCGGACTTAGGTACGTGTGTGTCCACGGTGCCATACACAAGGTATTAGGTTTCTGCATATTCTATTAAGGGATTTATTATTTCATTGACTATTCTTTGCTCGACTATTTTTTGATTAAAAAATAATTCTTTATTATGATTTAATTTATCTACTGTTTCTTTACTATATGATTCTAAAATAAAGTTTTTAACATTCTCTACTATATTATCTATTCTTAAATTATAATTTTTTACATTATCATAAGATTCGTCAAACAAGTTATCAAATGTTGCAAATCCTAAACTTTTAATATAAGATAAAATTTTAAATTGTCCTAGTATCATAAATGGATGTAAAAATGCTATAGGTTTAAACGTTTTTTCAGTGGGAAATATCGTAGTGTCGTCGATATGAGTTTCTGCAACAATGCTATAATAAGTATTGTCGTACCATAATGGGTTAAAGTTTCGTTGAAAATTACCGGTTAACGTATCTAAATCGTGCGGTAGGTCTTTGGGTAAATAAATTCCTTTGGCAACATAACTATAGATCATATTATCTAAATATGGTTGTAATTTATTTAACAATTTATCTCTATTGGGTTTTTGTAAACGCATTTGCATGAATGCAGTATGGGTATATTGTTTGTTTGGTATATACAAATCGTATCCATTCTTTTTATACCACAGTGATTCGTTGTACCAAAACCAATTCTTGTTTGCGATGTTGAAACAGGGAAAGTTAGTACGTTGTTTATCTTTTTCCCATAAGTTAACAATCGCAATTTTAGTATTTAATTTCGTATACCAATTGTTATTTGTCTTGCCTACTATTGCTACAGATGATTTAGGATATTTCAAATCTCGATCATAATATACAACTGTAAAATACTTATCAAGTATTGGTTCTAAATATGTGGCATTAAATGATGTTAAATCAGTAGGATGAGTTATCAATACAATCTTACTCATAACCCATTGCTCGAGCTATTTCAGGATGTGTATCTGCAAAGTTTTGTTTACGGTACGCATCTGTTTGTTTCATATTCTTTACAAAATCTGTTCCGTCACTACCTGTACCATTTTCAATAAAGCGAATTACATTATCAATTTCTTGTTGATATCGATCCTTAGTCCAGAATGTGGTTTTTAATTTGTTTAACACCAATTCTTGTGCTTGTGGTGTCATGCGTTGTATGTTCATGCGTTCGGGACTGTGTAACATATTAAAATATATACTGCCGAATCCTTTTGTATCGGCCCAGGCCAATAACTCATCCAAGTAATAGACATTTTGTATATTAATGGTAAAGCATAATTGAGTAGTAATGTTAGGTGCCCATTCTGTTTTAGCAAAATGTGTTCGGTCAATATGACCGTTAGCTTCGGCCCAATTGGCGCCGTAACGTTCGTATTCAAATCTCTTGCCTACGTTGTCTATACTGAATGCAATATCTACACGCCCAAACTTTGCCCACATGGGCACATGAGGCAATGGTGTTTGTGTGGCATTGGTATTGTAGTGTATATCGATGTTTTGACTATAACCTTGATCCACTGCATATTGTAGTAGATCAAAGTGTTCTTGTATAAGCCAGGGCTCGCCGCCGGTAAATTCAAAGTATCTAATATTAGGCAACAATGCTTTAAGGTTTTCCCAAAAGTCTGGCGATTCTTCGGGCCACTTACCGGCTTTTAACCAAGTATATGCAACGTGCTTTTTCTTGTCTGCTCCTGCGGGCAAGTAATCCATTTCTTCTGCGGCCCACTTACTACTGCTCCACGATCCGCATATACGACATTTTAAGTTGCAGATGTTGCCCAGTTTTAAATCAATAAACCAAAGCTGATCTGGAGTATCATTTTTCCAGTCAACTTGTGCGTATAGTTCTTTTAATCGTATACGACTGTTAATGCGCTTACTTGTACGACCAGCTGCTTCTTCTTCCCAACACATTCTGCAAGTTGCAGGCTTTTCGCCATCACGGAACTGTCTACGTAAATCCTGCATATACTTGCTTTTATATGCCTCTTGCAATGTGCTAGTGCGTAATTCTATTTTGTCGCCATGCTCGTCAGTGATTTCATCTTGTGCTAAACAACATGGACGTGTTGTTCCCATTGGACTGGCTTCAATACTCATCCATGGTAACATACAAATTGTGTCTGGTAATTTCATTTTAATTCCTTAAACTCAGGAAATGTTGACCAAAAGTCTTCACCACGTAAGCGGTCTAATACTGTTATTTCTTCAACAAATCTAGGCCAGTGTTGTGTTCCGTCATTTCCCCGCATCAGACTTAATAAACTTTGATATCCTGTAGTTGCACGGCGCAAACTATCCTGTGGGTCTAACCAAGCTATGTGTTCTTCATAAGCAGGATAGATAACACGTTGTTTAAACTCTTTAGGGAATATATCTATACGGTACCATTCGGGACTTTGGCAAATGTTTATGTTCCAATCTTTTGCATTAATCAATCCCAACTTGGCCCAGGACTTATGAAAGTCTAGTACGTGCAACACATTCATACTACTAACTGTACTACTAACATAAAAGTCCACATGTGGTACTTCTTTCATCATACGTTCACGATTGTTTACTGTTTGTTGCCAGTCTGTGCCTTTACGTATTAGTTCTGCTTGTGGGCCCATGCCATCTAGACTAGCACCAACTGATACATTTTTAAAGTGTTTCCAGTATTCAAATACGTGTTTGTCTTTAAAATGTAGTTCGCTAAAGTTAGTATTGTATTGCAAGCGAATATCAGTTTTTCCTGCTTCAATTAGTTTTTCTAATAGAAAGTAGTGTTCCTTCATTATCAATGGCTCGCCGCCAGCAAAGTAAACTTGTTCAAGATAAGGAACATGCGGCATCATTTGTGCTATCATGTCATCTTCATCACCAGTAGTATACTCTACTCGAGCCATGTCTCGTCCTAGCACATCAGGTTTACGATTGTATAACTTAACGTGGTCATTGTACCAATTGCTACTAAAGATAGGGCCACAACTACGACAACTAAAATTACATAAATTGCTAAAACGAACATCCCAATATCTTATTTTAAAGTCTGGGTGAGTTCCATCTGCTTGTGTGTCATTTGTTTCTTTTATCAAATGTCCATAGTTTCTGTTGCTGTCATTACGCATACTAAATGCGCCATGCCGTTCTTGTTCGTAGCACTTGGTACACTCTTTACATGGTTTATCATTAAGCATATTACTACGCATAGTTCTGTATGCTTCTTGATTCCAAACTTCCTTCATTGTGTTTTTACGCAAGTCACCTACTGGATGCCAGTAGTCGCTTAGACAACAGGGATATGCTCTACCATCAGGAAAGGCATGCATGTGCATCCAAGGCAACATACAAAATGTTTCGCTCTGTGTCAGTCGATGCCATTCCTGTTCACTTAGCTCTGTTCGTTCTATAAAATAAGGTGCACGAGCATTGTAGTCATAGCCTTTGTTGTAAAAATCTTTACTCATATAAAATTCCCATATCTTTTAGTAACGGCATTAGTATTTCTCTTGGCCATCTCTGCGGTCCATCTAATCCCGGATGGAAATTATCTTGTGCTATTAAGTTATTTTCTCTACACCAATCGCCAAAATATTCGTTATTTTTTAAATTGAGCCAATGACTATTGTCAATTGATAATTTTAGTTGTTGCAATACATCAAAAAATGGCACTACCAATGCATCGCCTTTGACAAGAGTGTTGTAATTGATAAAGGATGTGAAAAAATATGTAAAATTATTAACTGTCAGATAGTTTGACAAATTTTGCATAGCCAGCCAGGTGTGCAAAGCAAAGCTATGATTATCTTGAAATTTGGAATAATTTATTAGTGCGTTTGATAACAAATTTTTCGATGTAACGTTCCACCAGTTACCGCCACGATGCAATTTATTATAATCGTCATAATAATATTCAAAATTACTACTTTCAATATTGTTTGCAAGAGCACAGTCAACTATCCAATCAATTCGTCCCACACCCGACCACATTGCTAGTACCAGAGTATCAGATATATCTAGTTTGTTTTTTTCTAAATACAAAATTATACTTTTAGAAATATGATCATTACCGGCTGCTGCAGTGGCAAGATTATGAATAGTCATGCCTGTATCTTGTGCTAGTATATTGGCCCAATTCCAGTCACTACCATCCGGAACATGCTCGTTAGTGGTAAAACTACATCCAGATACCACTAAGTGTTTAAATTTTGATTTCATAGTGTATCGTACCAGTCGGCCAGTGCAGGGAATGTTTTGGCAAAGTCTTTGCCTCGGCGTTGATCATATTGCATATAAAAGTTTTTAAAGTCACGTTGTAGTATCTGTTGTGACATGGCTTCCTCGTGTGGTTTTTGTACCACATCAATATAATCAAGTAGTCGATCTAATTGGTTTTGTTCGAACTCGTGAAACAAATCAAAGTGGGTACCGCGTCCCCATCTATTGCTGAATGCATATAGGTTACCGGCATAACTTTGTCTAATGTCGCTAGGGAGAATGGTTAGTGATTGAAAACTTGGGAAACGCAATATATTTAGCGAAAAGTTAATGGCATCTTTTCCATATTCCAATTTCCAATTCATTACAACATCTAGGAATTCAGGCAAGCTATCTAAACACAATAAATTAACCGTACACATAACATGTAGGCCGCGGAACCGATAGCTCTGTAATAGTCGTTCTACATTGTTTGCCCAATCCTGCCATACTAGCCCGTCACGTATGTATTCGGCTTGTACACCTAGTGCTTCGTTACTAGTATATAAATCTACTTCGACTCCGTCTATGGCCGCAAGTAATCTATCTACATCTACATCTGTGCCCAAATTACTGTTGATAGCAAGTCGTGTCTTACTCTTGCCCTGATTGGTTTTAAACCATTCAATCAACCGCCAAGTCTCTGCACTCATTAGGGGCTCGCCACCTGTGATACGTAGTTCTTTTAGGGTTCTATGGAGGTCTGATTCCCACCACTTGTGGAACGCTTCCACATACGGATTAGTCTCACCGAATTTATAAAGTTGACTACTATTATGGGCATGGGTAAAATGATTCCTGCCGTCACTAACCAAGTTGGTGTAGGCTCCATGTTGTTTAATGTCTTTAACCCAAGTGCTGCTAAAAGCAGGGTTACAATAACTGCAAGCAAACTGACAAGTTCTGTCGAATGCGATTTCCAAAGTTTGTAAGTCCACGTCTTGGTCAGCAGGTGTTCTGTATGCACGATCTAAGTCCTCGTCTGAATAAATTACTGTTTTGTATACTCGATCACTAATAGGCACAGGGTTATCACTCTTTGCATATTGTTCATCATTTTTATACATATCCTCAATCTTCCAGCAGTATTCACAACCGCTAGGCCGCTCTCCCGCTTGCATTTGTGCACGTTGGTGTTTCTTTTCTGGAGTATTGTGTAAGGCTTTGGGATTTGCAGTTACTGCCTCTACCGTGACTTGATGCGGTAGTGGATGGTGGCAACTTGTGGTTTGA